TGCTAAAAATAACCTTTGCAGACGAGCCTGTATTTTATAAGGTTCTTGCAGGCTGGTCAGGTGGTTATACACAGGGCGACTCTTGGAAACTTAATAGTGGTATTACTAAAGTAGAAAAACATGGTGACTATTATATTTTTCATGGTGAAAGCGGCAGCACGTATAGCTGTCACAAAAACCAGTATACAGTACGCATGAACACTGCCGGAATACTGCAAAAGTTACAAGACACCTTTCCAGACAATCTGGAGTTGATGAATGAGAGCACTGACTGGACTAACCTAGTATGACAGTAGAAGAATTACTAAAACGTAAAGATATATATTTTATACCAAAGGGCGGTGACTTCCTAGTAAGTTGCCTCAACCCTGAACACGCAGATAGAAACCCGAGTATGCGTATTGATCAGCTGACTGGTATATACCAGTGCTTTTCATGCGAGTACAAAGGCAACCTTTTCACGCATTTTGGGGAAAAGGCAAACCAACTACAACTACGACGAGAACTATTAAAACGCAAAATTATAGATAAGAGGTCAGAAAGTGTTGGTTTGTCTTTTCCCAAGAATGTTATGCCATACTCAGGCAACTGGCGCAATATTAAGCCAGAAACCTATAAAAGATTTGAAGCGTTTCAGCACGCAGACCCTGACTACATTGGACGTATTGTATTTCCAGTACGAGACATATCTGGTCGTATTACAGCGTTCAATGGTCGTCATACAACAGGCGGTACACCTAAGTATATGATCTCGCCTGCGGGTGCGAAGATGCCTCTATTCCCTGTAGTAAAGCCTATACAGGGTGCAGTTATTCTAGTAGAAGGCATATTCGATATGATAAATTTGCACGATAAAGGGCTAACCAATGCAGTATGTACGTTTGGCACAAAGAACATCAATGAAGATAAACTGAGAATGCTCTCTATTCAGGGCGTAGACTCTATTGATATATTCTTTGACGGAGACGATGCAGGGCAGGAAGCCTCCAAGTATGTACAAACTATGTGCGAAAATGCAGAACTTACACATAGAAACATATGCTTAAAAGGTACAGACCCAGGAGCACTTAACGAACAAGCAGTAAAAACCCTAAAGAGGAAGCTGTATGAGTGAGTTACGAGAAGGGATCTTTAGGTTACATACTCGAAGATTCGGCACAGTAGCAGAACTATTAGTAAAAAAGCTAATAAATGCTAGAGAATCAAATGATGCAAAGTACGATTTAGAAAGTGACGGAACTCGGATTGAGTGTAAGTTTTCGAGAGCTTGGCAAAAGAGTCAAGTACCTGTCTCAGAGAACACAGTCATAGAGGCAATCTATGAACAAGTACGACGGGACATCTCTTACGAGGATTGTGAGAGCAGGCACTGGGATTGTAACTTTCAACAAATTAAAAAGGATCTCTTTGATGTATTATACTACGGCATATTCTTTTCAGATTGCCTAGTAATATATAAAATGCACACTAAAGAGATAGATGACAGTATCGGATACTGTAACAAGCAGCACAGAGGAAACACCGGAGAAGGACAGTTCCATATCAATCAGCGTAACATTGGGTTACATGATAAACATTTATACAGTATTTTAAGCTATGAGGAAATAGAAAAATGCCTAAGGTTGCATTAGTAGAAACCAAAAAGAGTAAGACTAATTTCAAACGCGAGTTCGATGATGAGTTCGAGTTCGACCAATACCAACTATGTTCAGATCCTTTTCTCAAGAAAGTATTGAAGAGAGACTGTGACATTCAAATCAATACTGACGACTATGACTGGGTTATTCTAGTAGGTAGCGACGCACTTAAATACTTCACACCAATTAACTCTATTACAGAGTATTCAGGAAAGAAGGTAGAAGAGAAGTTCCTCCCTATTATTAACCCAGCCATGCTCGCATTCAAACCAGAGGCACAACGCACCTGGGACGACTCGAAGCAGAGTATTCTAGACTATATCACTGATAACAAGCAGGATACCGTTATTACAACGCATAATGCTTGGGGTATTCAGGATACAGCAGAGGCTAATGCTTTCTTTCAGGCGGCTATTGACGCTCCTTTGCCTTACATCGCACTTGACTCGGAAACTACGGGGTTATATCCTCGTGACGGGTATATGCTCGGCTTGTCTCTTTCTTATGAACAAGATCGAGGGGCTTACGTAGATACAGAGTGCTTTGACGAAGAGTCTGAGCGACTGCTACAGGAACTGTTCGATAAGAAAACAGTAGTATTTCATAACGCTAAGTTCGATATGGCGTTCTTCGAGTACCACTTTAACTTTCGATTTCCTCAGTTTGAAGACACAATGCTACTGCACTACCTGATTGATGAAAATCCAGGTACACACGGATTGAAGCAGCTAGCAATGAAGTATACAATTTATGGAGACTATGAGAAGCCAATGTACGACTGGATTGACCAGTATCGTAAAGAACGTGGTATCCTCAAAAATGAGTTCAACTGGGGTGATATTCCCTTTGAGATTATGAAGCTCTACGCAGGTATGGATGCTGCTGTGACCTTTTTACTCTACGAGAAGTTTGTAAAGATTAAGCAGAATAAACGCTTGTGTAAAGTCTATGACAATATTCTTATTCCTGGCTGCCGTTTCTTGACAGATATTCAAGACAATGGTGTGCCATTCGATATAAGCCGACTGACTAAATCTCAAGCTCTAATGCAGACTGAGATCGACCAAGCCGTAGCAGACCTATATAAGAACCCTGCTATCTCCAAATTTGAGGAAATCAATGGAAAAGATTTTAATCCTAACAGTACTGTTCAGCTTCGTGCCCTACTTTTTGATTTCCTTGGCCTCACACCTACTGGAAAGAAGACTGGTACAGGAGCAAATTCAACAGACGCGGAAGTCCTTGGTGAGCTTGCAGAGCAGTCCGAAGTGCCTGGGCTCATACTGTCCATCCGCCAAAAGTCTAAGATTAAGAATACTTATTTGGACAAAATCATACCGCAGTTGGATAGGGATAGCAGACTGCGTACTGGGTTCAATCTCCACAGTACAACTTCTGGTCGCCTTAGCTCTAGTGGTAAACTCAATATGCAACAGTTGCCTAGAGATAATCCCATTGTAAAAGGCTGTATTAAAGCAGCACCAGGACACAAGATTGTCGCAATGGATTTGACAACAGCAGAGGTATATGTAGCCGCAGTACTCGCTAAAGATACAGCTTTGATTGAGGTATTTAAGGCGGGAGGCAACTTCCACTCACAGATCGCTAAGAAGGTATTTAAGTTGCCTTGTGAAGCAGATCAAGTGGCAGAATTATACAGCACACAAAGACAGGCAGCGAAGGCTGTAACTTTTGGTATTATGTACGGTGCTGGCCCGAAGAAGATTAGTGAGCAAGTTACAAAAGATTCAGGGAAATACTTTAGCCCTCAGGAAGCTACTGAAGTTATTAACGAGTACTTTGCTGAGTTCCACAAACTAAAAAGCTGGATCGAAGACAACCAGAAGTTCATCAAACAGAATGGCTTCATTTATAGTTACTTCGGTCGCAAAAGGAGATTACCAAATGTCGCCTCTACAGATTCGGGTATCCAAAGTCATAGCATTAGGTCTGGTCTTAACTTTCTGGTGCAGTCTGCTGCTTCTGATATTAACCTCTTAGGTGCTATTGATATGGGTGAGTGGATCAAAGCTAACAAGAAGAAAGCAAGAATCTTTGCCTTAGTACACGATTCGATCCTAGCAGAAGTGCCAGATGAAGAAGTAGACGAGTACATGGTGCAGCTAGCCAAGTTCATTCAAATGGATCGAGGAATCTCTATCCCAGGCGTACCAGTTGGTTGTGACTTCGAGATTATTCACGAAGACTACTCTGGCGGAAAATTCGAGAAGATGTATGGTTCTGACATATAAAGATCTTAATAAAATAGAGTTTCCTGTTTATAAGATAGGATCAGGTGACTGGACTCGTGCAGACGGATTATTGTTCATTGACGATCAGTTAGTAGACGATACAAACCAGGACGGAGAAACTCTTGGTGTGCGCAGAATGCAAACACACTTTAAGGATAAGTATCGCTTGAATAAGGCTATCGGATCTCCTAACGGCATACTTAAACAGAGTAACCCCTATTTTATTGATTCAAAGGGTGTACCTTTTGCTTATCAGAAAACTTTAATGTGTGCATTGAGATATCTAAAAATTGAAGAGGTAGTACCGAAAGGAACCGCCTCTATAATACGTGTGAAGGGTGTGAGAACACCTTTTACCGTACCACGGCCTCCCGCTACAGGTATGGAGTGGGCAGGCGTTTTGCATCTACATGGACTTCCGTGGATGCTTTACGAGTATTCGGACACGAAACTCAAAGATACGAGAAGAAAAGTATAATATGGCTAAAAGACAGAGCAAAACACTAGCAGGAGCTAGTTTGACATTACATGAGATCGAGCCTTTAACACGTAACCAGGTAAAGGCGTTTGAGTCTAAGAAGAATTTGATTCTACATGGTCTAGCGGGTACGGGCAAGACATTTATCTCAAGCTATCTGGCTTATGATGATATGTCTAAGGGTGTTTATGACAAGCTAGTTATTATCCGTAGTGCTGTACCTACCAGAGATATGGGGTTCCTTCCAGGGACGGAGAAAGAAAAGGCTTCAGTTTATGAAGAGCCTTACAAAGACATTGCAAACGAGCTATTTCAACGTGGTGATGCCTATGGAATTATGAAGCAGAAGAATCTAGTAGAATTTATGACAACCTCGTTTATTCGAGGAATTACACTCAGAGATGCGGTTATTATTATTGATGAGTGTCAAAATATGTCATTCCATGAGCTAGACTCAATTATTACTCGTATGGGTGAGAATTGCAGGGTTATCTTCTGCGGAGATTTCCGTCAGGCGGATCTAAAACAGAATGGCATGAAGGATTTTATGCAAATCCTCAAACGCATGGAGCTTTTCGACTTTATTGACTTCCAGGTAGAAGACATAGTACGATCCGACTTCGTTAAATCATATATTATAGCAAAGAATGAACTTGGCCTATGAAAGCAGTAGTTAGTAACAGAATTTACATGGAATGCACTCCTGAACTGCAGAAGCAGATCGACGACGAGCTTACGTATGCGATTCCGACCCACAATCCACTTGATCCTCCCCAGATGATTAAGAATATGGGACTTATTCGCAACGGGTTGATTTCTATGCCCATAGGGCGCATGGATTTGATACCAGAGCACTATGAAATTGTTGATAAACGCTTAGAAAAGCCAGTAGAATTTCCTGAGTTTAAGTTCGACTTACGAGCTAGTCAGAAAGACGTATATGATGAAATCGAAGACAACGCTATAATTAACGCATGGGTCAGTTGGGGCAAGACTTTTACAGGTCTTGCAATAGCCGGTAAGTTGGGTCAAAAAACGCTCATTGTTACCCACACTGTCCCATTGCGTAATCAGTGGGCAAAAGAGGTAGAGAAAGTCTATGGAATTAAGGCAGGGATCATAGGTAGTGGAAAGTTTGAACTTGATGCTCCTATCGTGATTGGCAATACACAGACTTTATACCGAAATATTGATAAGATTCGCAAAGAGTTTGGCACTATCATACTAGATGAAATGCACCATGTTAGTAGCCCGACCTTTTCTAAGATTCTCGACACAAATTATTGTCGATACAAGATAGGTCTATCAGGCACTATCGAGAGAAAAGACGGAAAGCACGTAGTTTTTAGAGATTACTTTGGTAGTAAGTTGTTTCAGCCGCCAAAAGAGAACTACATGACACCGACTGTGCATCTAGTACATTCTGAGATACGCTTTATGGATGGAGCTAAGATACCTTGGGCAAACAGAGTCTCTGCGCTATCAAATAATGAGGAATATAGGCATACTATAGCAATGCTTGCAGCTGGATATGCCGCCAGAGGACATAAAGTCCTAGTGGTCAGCGATCGAGTCAGTTTCCTCAAAGCTTGCGCCGAGCTGACTGGTGAGAAAGCCGTTTGTGTTACAGGTGAGGTAGCGCACGAGGACAGAGAGACACTCGTAGACGAAATTCTCTACGGGGACGCTAATGTTCTCTACGGAACGCAAGCAATTTTCTCAGAGGGTATATCTGTTGATACTCTGAGCTGCTTAATACTGGCAACCCCAGTAAACAACGAGCCCCTCCTTACACAGTTAGTAGGTCGGGTAATACGAAAGAAAGAAGGTAAGATTAGTCCAGTTGTTGTAGACATCCACCTTCGAGGCAAGACTGCACAGAGACAAGCCTCGAATAGGGTAGGATTTTACATGAAACAGGATTGGTCGATGAAGTACCTTTAAAAAAATAGTTCTTGACAACATACTTAAAAAGGAGTATAATACGTGTTCTTATTTAGCTGGGAGAAGGTTTTTGACGAGGCAGAGGGTAGCCCGCTTGAATGTTGCCGTATCATGGAAATGCTTATAGAAAAGCAAATACCAAAAAATAAATACGATCCAATATACAAGTACGCGACCAAGTCCTTTAATGGCACGAGTTTCTTACTTCATGCAGATGTCATGGCGCTCAACGCTTATAAGTACAGCCACCGGGACGTGGCAATATATTACGCCCTAGCTTCAATTAGAAGTATGGCGGATTACATAGCAACACAACAAACCACACTAGATCTATACCATGTACCGGTTGATCTAGAACTAATCGAAGAAAACAGCCTACTTCGTATAGGTGATGGCGTAGTCCATTTTCTATATGAGGAAGTCACAACGGAGAATTTACACTAATGGCATTATCATTTAACAAGCAAACTGGCGGCGCACAAAAATCATCCATCTCTACTTTTCAGTACAAAGATGGCGACAATAAAATGCGTATCGTTGGTGACATCTTAGCTCGCTACGTCTACTGGATTGAAGGCGAGAACGGCAAGAACATTCCTTTGGAGTGTCTCTCATTCGATCGCAATGCCGAGCGATTCAATAACAAAGAACAGGATTGGGTTCGTGAATACTTCCCAGACCTGAAGTGTGGCTGGAGCTACGCTGTACAAGTAATCGACCCTACCGACGGTAAGATTAAAGTAGCAAACCTTAAGAAGAAGCTGTGGGAGCAAGTAATTACTGCTGCAGAAGATCTGGGCGACCCTACTGATCACGCTACTGGCTGGGACGTATGTTTCAAGCGAGTAAAGACCGGCCCACTGCCTTACAATGTTGAGTACCAACTCCAAGCATTGAAGTGCAAGCCACGTGCTCTGACCGAGGACGAGCTGGCATCTATTGCTGACCTCAAGTCTATGGACGATGTTATGCCTCGCCCAACAGCAGACGCACAGAAAGAACTGTTAGACCGCCTACGCAATGCAGGCGCAGAAACCGATGACGAAGCACTGGAAGCTGAGTTCAATATCGGATGATCTTATATACAGCAGATTGGCACATAAAGCTGGGACAGAAGAACGTCCCAGTATCGTGGGCTTTAAACCGCTATAATCTATTCTTTGAGCAAGTGTACGAGCTTGAGAAAGAGTGCAGTATGCACATTATAGGTGGTGATCTGTTTGATAGACTGCCAAACATGGAAGAGTTGGAACTTTACTTCAAGTTTATTCGTGGAGTAAAGATTCCAACTGTTATCTATGATGGAAACCATGAAGCTACTAAGAAGTACAAGACCTTCTTTACACAGTTAAAGCAAGTATCACGGGATATCAACCCTCTGATACACATTGTGGATATTTCTTACGTTGATGAAGACCTAGGTTATGGCATACTGCCTTATACTGATCTTCATCGTAAGGGTAGCATTGAGCAGTTTAATACAAGTCAACCTCTATTTACTCATGTTCGTGGAGAGATACCTCCCCATGTTAAACCAGAAGTAGATTTAGACAGGTTTGAAGACTTTCCTGTAGTATTTTCCGGAGATCTACACTCCCATAGCAACAGTCAACGTAACATTGTATACCCTGGTAGTCCTATGACTACTTCTTTTCATAGAAGCATAGTTAAAACAGGCTACTTGCTTATCAATGAACAGGACTGGAGCTGGATGTGGGAAGAGTTTAGACTACCGCAGTTATTGAGAAAGACAGTATCAAATCAATCTGATATGGTACCAACCGACTACCATCATACAATCTATGAAGTAGAAGGCGATATTCAAGAACTTGCAGGTGTTAAGAACTCAGACCTCCTCGATAAGAAAGTAGTTAAACGAAAATCAGAGGCAAGCCTGATTATAGATAAAGATATGTCGATACAAGAAGAACTAGCAGAGTATTTGGCATATATTTTAGAATTACCAGAAACCTCAATACCAGAGATAATAGGAACATACAATGATTACGCTTCAAAAGTTGAAATGGGATAATTGCTTTAGTTACGGTTCTGGTAACGAGTTAGACTTGGATGATAACACAGTAACACAAATTATTGGTACTAACGGAATGGGCAAGTCGTCTATTCCGTTAATCATCGAAGAAGCTCTGTACAACAAGAATTCTAAAGGAATTAAAAAAGTTGATATTCCAAACAGGCATATCAATGACGGATACAACATATCTCTTACTTTCACTAAAGACGGTTCGACATATGAGATCACCATTAGACGCAAGTCTAGTATCAAAGTAAAACTAGAGAAAGATGGTGAAGACATTAGTAGTCATACGGCTACTAACACATACAAGACTATTCAAGGTATTATTGGAATAGATTTCAAAACATTCTCGCAGTTGGTATATCAAAATACTAATGCGAGCCTGCAGTTTCTTACAGCAACAGACGCTAACCGTAAGAAGTTCTTAATCGACCTTCTTCAGTTAGAGCATTATGTAGAATTATTTGACGTATTTAAAGCAGCATCGAAAGAAGCAACTACCAAAAGTACAGGCGTTTCAGCACAGTTAGCAACCGTAGAAAAATGGTTGGAAAACAACAAACTTGAGAGTACCGATGTACTGCCCATGCTAAAAGTAGAAAGTTCGTTGGAAGAACACGAGAAAGATCTCCGTCATTGGACGAATGAACTTGATAAATGGACTGAAAATAATCAGAAAATTTCTAAAAATAATGTTTATAAAAAGCAGCTCGACGCTATAGATATTCACACTCTAAATGCAGACAAAGTAGAGTTTATAGAGTCCGAAGATCTTATGTCGGAGATTGGATCAATTAGAGCAGCCGCTACGGGTGCGAAGACAACCCTAAATAAACTAGGAAAAGTACATGATAAATGCCCTACCTGTAAGCAACCTATCGACAATTCGGTAGAGAAAGCTATGGTCGAGGTAGAGCAAGAGAAATTTGCGGAAGCAAAGGAGAAATTAGATGAGCTTACAGAACAGCTTAAACAAATTAAAGCAAATAATGGAAGATTTGAAAGTAACAGAAAAGCTGTCCGAGATTGGGAAATGCTTTATCAGTCTTATGACAGCTCTATCCCTGCGAATCATGTGGATAGTGCGGAGCTTGAAGCCAGCGTTAATCACAGCAGTAGAGGCGTACAAGAAGCAAAAGCGCAGGAGTCAAAACTTAGGGCCGAGAACGAGCGTAGAAACAGACTGAACACCCGAATCGAAGTAATCCAGGAACAGACTGGAGACTTCAAGGATCAGAAAGAAAAACATAAAGCAGACCTCGTTGAATTACAAAGTAAAGAAACGACTCTGGACATCTTGAAAAAGGCGTTTAGTACAAACGGCTTGCTTGCATACAAAATTGAGAATTTAGTAAAAGAGCTAGAAGAGTTGACAAATACTTATCTAGCCGAACTATCTGATGGTAGGTTTACACTAGAGTTTGTGGTATCGAACGACAAACTTAATGTACAGATTACAGATGCAGGAAGCATTATTGATATTCTTGCTCTCTCTTCTGGAGAACTTGCCCGAGTTAACACCGCTACCCTACTAGCTATCCGTCAGCTAATGAGTAGTATTTCAAAGTCAAGAATCAATGTATTATTTTTAGACGAGGTTATCAATGTACTCGATGAGACAGGAAGAGAGCGTATGGTAGAAGTATTGCTTCGAGAAGATTTAAATACTTATATCGTATCACATGGTTGGACTCACCCACTCCTCGAAAAGATTGAAGTCGTCAAGGACGGAAACGTCAGCGTACTGGAGTAGAGATGTCGGCAGGTAGAAGAAGGTTATGGTGGAGACACCTTAAAGCAAAAGAAGAACTGGAACTCAAAGAGTCCAAGATAAAAGAGGAAGAAGATGGTAGATTCGAGAGCGAAGGGAGCGAGGGGCGAGTACCTAGTGAGGGACATGTTGAGGGACTCAACGGGTCTCAAATTTGAAAGAGTGCCCGCCTCTGGAGCATTAGAGTATTTGAAAGGGGACTTATATGTCCCTAATCAGCGCAATCATTTTTGTATTGAAGTAAAGAATTATAAAGACTCTGCATTGACAGACAAAATATTCACACAACCTAAGACAAACAATTTGATTCGCTGGTGGAAGAAAGTAGTAATACAAGCGGCAGGTGGCGATCAAAAGCCAATGCTATTTTTTAAATATGACCGTTCTAAAGTATTTGTATGCACAGAACAGAAGCCTGAGAATACACAACAGTATTTGTATATAGCCTTTCTGGATTGTTATGTATTACTTGCAGAGGATTGGTTAGCAGCAGAAAAAGTGGAGTGGATAGGTGGCTTTTAGTTTTAATGAAGCAACATCAGGTAAAGAAGGTAAGACTATAGTAATTGATGCCTTGAACTTGGCCTTCCGTTGGAAGCATCAAGGTAGAACAGACTTTCGAGATGACTATGTACAAACTGTAAAATCCTTAGCCCAGTCATACAAATGTGGTAATATTATTATCACCGCAGACTGGGGCTCTTCCAGCTATAGGAAGGGCATCTTACCAGAGTACAAGCAGAATCGAAAAGACAAGTACGAAACACAAACAGATGCAGAGAAGCAGGCATTTATAGACTTCTTTGATGAATATGAAGGCACACTAGAACTATTGGCAGAGTCGTTTCCTGTTCTTCGTTATCAAGGTGTAGAGGCAGATGATCTTGCTGCCCACCTGGTAAAGCGTAAGAAAGAGTACGGTTTAGAAGAGATTTGGCTAGTATCGAGTGACCGAGATTGGGACTTGTTAATTCAGGATGGCGTAAGTAGGTTTTCTTATGTAACCCGTAAAGAAGTCACAATCAATAACTGGAGTGAACATTATAATGTAACTCCTGAAGAGTACATCTCCTTTAAATGTTTGACTGGAGATAAGGGCGATAACGTACCAGGCATTAACGGTATAGGCCCAAAACGCGCAGAGTCACTAATCAAAGATTATGGCGATGCAATGACCATCTATGACAACATACCTTTAGACGGTAAGTATAAGTATATTCAAGAGCTAAATGCAAATGCAGAACTGCTCTTGACAAACTATGAGTTGATGGATTTAGTAACATATTGCGATGACGCAATTGGTGCAGACAATGTGTCTGATATACAGCGGAGAATGACAAATGCAGATTGATTATAAGAGAGACAACTATCTATCGGAGTTTAGTATTAAAACTTTGGAAGATAGATATTTAGTAGAAGGGGAAAAGTCTCCCCAGGATGCGTTTGCACGAGCAGCAAGAACCTTCGCTGACGATGAAGCACACGCACAGAGATTGTATGACTACGCTAGTAAGCTGTGGTTCATGTTTAGTACGCCTGTTTTGAGCAATGGTGGCACTAGCCGTGGTATGCCTATTAGTTGCTTTCTAAACTATGTTGAAGATAGCCGAGAAGGTATCACTGGTCACTATACTGAGAATGCGTTCTTGTCTAGTGTAGGCGGTGGTATTGGTGGTTGTTGGAATGATGTACGATCAGTAGGAAGTAAAACCTCTGCGGGGTCAGAGTCAACTGGAGTAATTCCTTTCTTGAAAGTGGTTGATGCAGAAATGCTCGCTTTCTCACAAGGTGTAACAAGACGAGGTAGTTATGCAGCATATTTGGAAATGTCTCACCCAGAGATTGAAGAGTTTCTGGACATTCGTAAGCCTACAGGCGGAGACGTTAATCGCAAGTCTACTAACTTGCATCATGCTGTCACTGTTTCTGACGAGTTTATGGAGCTGATCGAAGGAGCTACAAGAGAAGAAGGCTTTGATGATTCATGGGATCTGGTAGATCCGCACAGTGGTGAAGTTACCAAGACTGTATCAGCTAAGACACTTTGGGTAAAGTTGATCCAAAATCGTGTTGAGACAGGCGAACCATACATTATGTTTAAAGATACGGTTCAAGACGCTTTACCACAATTTCAGAAAGATGCAGGGTTACAGGTACATCACTCTAATCTTTGTTCTGAAATTACACTTGCTACAGATGATCAGCGCACAGCAGTATGTTGTTTGTCGAGTGTAAATCTGGAAGAGTACGACGAGTGGAGCCAGAATGAGCAGTTCATTCCTGATCTAGTACGAATGTTAGACAATGTACTTGATCACTTTATCGCCAATGCCCCTAACGAGCTATACAGAGCGAAGTTAAGTGCAGAAAAAGAAAGAAGTATTGGCCTGGGTGCTATGGGTTTCCACGCTTATCTTCAGAGACACAACATTCCGTTTGAGAGCGTGCTTGCAAAAGGTGCAAACAACAGAATGTTTACAAGAATTAAATCGGAGGCAGTACGTGCAACAAGACAACTTGCAACAGAAAGAGGGGAGTGCCCTGATGGTAAAGGCTACGGCGTACGTAATGCTCACTTGCTTGCCGTTGCTCCTAATGCTAGTAGTAGCATTATATGTGGTAATACAAGTCCTAGCATTGAGCCTTACCGGGCTAATGCTTTTACGCAGAAAACTAAAAGCGGTAGTAGCCTTCTTAAAAACGAATACTTACAGCACGCACTTCAAGAAATAGATATGGACACGGACGAAGTTTGGAAGAGTATCATTACAAACGGTGGATCGGTTCAACAACTAGAGTTCTTAGATGATTATACTAAGGATGTATTTAAGACAGCAGTAGAGATTGACCAGAAGTGGGTTATTGAGTTTGCAGGGGATCGACAGAAGCACATTTGCCAAAGTCAGTCACTAAACGTATTCTTCCCTGCGAATGTTTCAAAGCAGGAACTGCACGCGATACACATGGCAGCATGGAAGCAGAAAGTAAAAACTCTATATTATCTACGAAGTGAAGCGATAAAGAGAGCCGAGACAGTATCAGATGAAGCACTACGAAAGTATATCTTCGATACTATTGATGAAAATGATTGTTTAGCGTGTGAGGGTTAAGATGAGATTACTTAAATTTAGTGCAGAATGGTGTCAACCTTGTAAGATGTTGGCAAAAACGTTGGAGGGGGTTAATCTCCCCTATACTATCTCAAGTATTGATATTGATGATAGCCCAAACTTAGCAGCGGACTACAAAGTTCGTGGAGTACCTACAATGATACTTGTAGACGATAATGATAAAGAAGTAGGCCGCTTAGTCGGAGTTAAGACTAAAGCCCAGATAGAGGAGTTTATAAATGAGTAATTTGCTAGAAGAAAGAGAATATTATAAGCCGTTCAATTACCCTTGGGCATTTGAACATTACAAGTCCCAGCAACATATGCACTGGTTGCCGGACGAAGTGAATCTGGCAGATGATCTAAAAGACTTCCGTGAGAATCTTAGTGAAGGCAATAAAATGCTTCTTGCTAACATCTTCCGATTCTTTACACAGGCAGACGTAGATGTATGTTGTGGTTACGCAACACACTACCTGCCAACATTTAAGCAGCCTGAAGTACGCATGATGTTGTCTGCGTTTGCAGCGATGGAAGCAGTACACCAGGAAGCATATTCGTTGTTGCTTGAAACTCTTGGTTTTGGCGACGATGAATACCAGAAGTTTATGGAACACAAAGCTATGATGGACAAGCATGAGCATCTTAGCAACTTCGGTATGGAATCTAAGATGGATATTGCAAAAACAATGGCTATCTACTCAGGTTTTACCGAAGGAGTACAGTTGTTTAGTAGTTTTGCTATTCTGTTGAACTTCCCTCGCCACAACTTGATGAAGGGTATGGGCCAGATTGTAACTTGGTCTGTTCGAGACGAAAGTCTCCACGTTGAAGGAATGTCACAGCTATTCCGTACATTTATTCAAGAGAATCCAGAATTGTGGAACGATGATCTGAAGTATGAGATCTATTGTGCCGCTGAGCGATCAGTAGAGCTAGAAGATGCGTTTATTGACTTATGTTTCGAAGGTGCAGATGTCCCAGACCTCACGCCAGAAGATGTTAAGTTATATATTCGATATATTGCAGATCGCAGACTATTAGGACTAGGCTTGAAGAAGATTTTTGGAAGTGATAAAAATCCTTTAGATTGGCTAGACTATATGCTAAACGGCGTTGAACACGCTAACTTTTTTGAAAACAGAGCCACCGAGTATTCCAAAGCGAGTACTACAGGTAATTGGCAAGACATATTTAAATAGGAATATAAAAATGACAGAAGTAAATGAAAACGAAGTACAAACAATATCTATGAACGATAAAGAATATAAAATGGACGAGATCTCTGATAGAGCAAAATACTTGCTTTCACAGCTACAAGATCTTCAAGCGCAAAGCAACCAAACACGCGCTCGCCTTGACCAGATAGAAGTAGGTACTAGAGGTTTTACTCAAATGCTGCAAGATGAGCTAGAAAAACCTGAAGAGTATACAGAAGTAGTAGAGTAAAAAGAAAGGGGGCTATTGCAGCCCCCTTTCTTATTATAAGGCGGCAATCATAAATGCAAGTAATTGTTCATATCTTACACCCTGCGCTGTATGTTCTGTCGCACTTGCACGATGCTCTTCTGGAATATCTTCTAATGTTGGATACGATACTACACCACCTTCGTATTCATACCAAGTATCTTCCATGAACATTGCATATCTATGAGCATCTAAACCTTCGGCTGTAAACGCATCATCAAGGTCTTGAGCAATAATACCAAAGTGAATACGAGCCGCTTCACCCTTTTCTTCATACGCATCTATTCTACGATACTTGCGGAGTAGTGGTTTACATCGAACTGCTACTCTCAACTCAGCGGCAGTCAATTCTTCAATATCTCTCTTCTCGTTTCTATCAGAAGATGTCGTTGTGCCACTTGAGAATCGACCTAGTTTCCATCTGGCACTATAACTACCTAAATCACAAACGCCATTAGTAGTTAATCCAGTGTTTGCGTTAGCCGGCTGTACATATCTTGATCCGAAACCATCAAAGAATGTCAGTCCGGCATTACTTTGCCCAATAATCGTTCTTGATGGTGAGTTACCAGCACCTATTGTTGCGATTCTGGCTGCCTCACCCCAAGTTGTGCTAGAAGTCCTTGCTTGAAAACTTACTATTTGATCGTATACGCCAGGATTCCATGCGTTTGACTTGAGTGTCACCATATCATCAAATTGTGTAGTACCTCCAAGAGTTTGGTTTCCGGTAGTTCTGATGACAGTAGAGTCCACCGCCACCTGATTTAC